CGACAGCCTTCTCTTTGATTCGTGAGAAAGCAATGTTGTTGATACTCGTAGCTCGTAAACCTTTGAAAGGTACTCCTTGACTTTGGAGTAGAGCATGAAAGCCCATCGCTCCAAGACCCACCGACCTCTCTCTATAAGCTGAATAAGCTGCTTTAACCATTCCTTCTTTTTCTTCTCTAACATAATTTTTAAACCTCTCAAAATTTGCACTATATCCACCTAGTCTACTGGTGTCTATAATATCTTCTATAAAATGCTCTAACACATTGTCAAGCATTGTAATTAGATCATCAATAAACTGATCATCTTTCTTCCACTTATCAAAGTGTTCTAAATTTACACTTGATAAACAACATACTGCTGTCCTTTCTTCATTAGTAGGTAACACTATCTCTGAACATAAGTTACTTTGATTTATTTTTAAACCTAAATCTTTCTGTCCTTGTGGTAAGTGTTCATTACAGGTGTCAATGTTAATCATGTAAGGCTCGCCTGTCTCAGCCCTAGCATTTAATAACTGCCACCATAAATCTCTTGCATTAATAATCTTAACGGCTTCGTTAGTTTTAGGATCAATCAATCTCCAGTCTGTGTCTTCTTGAACTGCTTTTAAAAACTCGTTAGTTATATTAACAGCGTTATGAATATTAAGATTCTTTCTATTTATATCCCCACCTGATTCTTTACGCATGTTAATAAACTCTTCAATCTCTGGATGAGATATATCTGAGTAAGCTGCGTAGCTACCTCGTCTAGTAACGCCTTGATTAAAGGCAAGCATCTCTGCATCTACTACATGCATGAATGGGATTGATCCAGTAGACTTACTACCTCTAGAAGTTGAAATTCCATTGCTTCTAATATCTCCCCAGTATCCACCAATACCACCACCAGAACTTGCAAGGTTAGCGTTTTCTTTAAAGTGATCGGTTAATCCATCAATTGAATCTCCAACATAATTTAAAAAACAACTAATGGGAAGACCTCTTGTTGTTCCTCCGTTAGAAAGTATAGGGGTACTAAACATAAACCAATGATCGGAACTGTATTGATAAAGTCTTTTGGCAAGATCAAAATCAGTTTCTCCTTTATACGTTGCACCAAAGACGGCTGCTCTTGCGAATGCTTCTTGTGCATGAGTTTCTTCCTCCCAAAAATATCTATCCTTTAATGTATCTAGACTAAACTTGTCTAGTTTCTTTTCCTTGTCATAGTTTATAACTATTCCTAAGTAAGGCTTCTTGCCTATCTTATCTTCAATCATTACTGATTCTCCTTATCATTTAAATATAATGCAATCAATGCATAGTGTATAATTTTAAGCAGGTCTGCATCCGACTTACCATTCTTCTTACCATATCTCATAGCATACTTCATTATATTTCCTATACAAAACCCTTCTCCATGTCCTGCATCTATAATCATATCAGTTGCTTGATACTTAGAATTAGCGTAGTGTTGTGTATAGGTGTCGTCTATATACTGTTGAACTCCTCTAAGATTTATTTTTTCGTCAAATTTATATTCCATATTCTGCTGTCCATTCTTTAGGTAAATTATATTCTGAATACCAAGTAAACCCGTTGGTCTCTGCCCATTCTGCATGACTACGTTTAGTACCATCCTTTCTTTTCTTTGCTGCAGGCATAGGTGCTAAAGGTTTTGCAAAGATGAACACAAGTTCTTGGTGCTCTTGTAAACTTTTACGTATCCAAATATATTTACTGTACTCTGCATAATCCCAGAACCTACCCTTTGCTTCAATTAAATATTCTACATTATTAAATGCTTTTCTAAAGTCAGGCTCGTAAGTATGCTCAACTATATAAGCTACTGTATCACCATGATGTGACCAAGACTTTAATTGATTAGTGTGTAATTTATATTCCCAATTAGAATCATATCCTTTAGGTAAATCTTTTTCTATTGGTCTAACCTTTCTTGGTTTTCTGAATCCTTTCTTCATTAGTGTATTATCTCATTCTTATAAGTTCCTGTCAACCTAAAATCACATTCTTCATTAAGTAATTCTAAAAGCTTTAGCATTACTTCATCTTCAACTTTATCTAATGAGCTACCTGCAAAAATATAACTACCTACAATCATAATTAGTTCGGATAGTTCTATAGTGTGAAGATCATATTGAGGATTATCTACCATGCTCTAATTCTTGTACTTTAATTGTCTGAAAGTCTTGTCTGCCTTTACGAATAAGTTTCTTAATACCTTTAACAAACCATCGTAAAGTGTACGCAGAAATATGTAACTGTTGATTAGCATAAATATGAGTTTGATCAGGGATATAAGTATGTACGTTCTTAACTGTAACTTTATCTTTATCTTCATCAGGTATTACACTACGCAACCACTCAACCATTAAGTGCTTTGCGTGTTTTCTTATTTTCTTTTCTTGCTTTGAATTCATTTGTTATCTCCTCTACTTTAGGTTCTTTAACTACTTGTGTTAAATAAGAAAGACCTTTAGCATACTTAAATACTCTTAGACCTTTACCATTATTAGAATCTTTATGACACTCAACCTTATGTCTACAGAAGAAGCAACCTCTAGCAAGTTTCATATTACCTGATTGACCATCAGAAATAGGAGTGTAACAAATCTCAGGAGAAGTATCCACCTTTAAAGACTTTTTTACTTTACTTATTTTACTCTGTATATTAGGTTTGTCAAGTTCTTCTGGAATATAAAGTGCAAGTTCTCCACTTTCTTTATTCATTGCTAAGAACCCACCATTAGAAGTGCCGTGTCCTGCTTCATATCCTGCAAGTTGTGCAAGGTATCCAAAGGTATCGTCCTCTGCTAGTGTACCATCTTTAAACTTCTTGAAGGCGAATCCTGATGCAGTCTTAACATCAATAACTTGACCATCAATCACACAGTCCATGTGTCCTTCAACACCTTTAACCTTGACGTTCTTCTGTTCATCTGTAACCTTATGTCCTGCAAGTCTTACAAGAAGAAGCACAACTTCTTCAAGCATATGACCATAAAGAAATTTAATAAATGTTTGAGGTGTTATTGAATTACTTTCATCAGGATACTTCATGTCATACCATAACTGTCTGTTAGGTTTTCCTATGTTGGACATACGCAACGTACCTGTTGATCGTTCAGTAGGTGTTGACCAATGACGAAGAACTTCTTTCATGTCCTCACCAAATTTATCTATGACTTCATCAGATAGGTTAAGTGATTTACCCTCGCCAAGTACAGATAGTTTTTTGTAGATGTCATCTACTAATGTGTTTAGTTTTTTCATTTTCTATGTTTTATAAATTTAAGTTCTCTTGTTTCAGGATTAAATCCTAAAATCTTTACTCCTAATTCCTTTTGTTCTTTAGTTCGTGAGTGGGGAACATTTACTAAAGTTCCATTACTTGCGTTTTTAAAAGTCTTTACATCTATTAAAGATATTAGACCTTCTTTATCCATAGCTATCATATCTACTGGACCTGAACATCCTGAATTTTGAAAGACTTCATAACCATTATCCCATAACCATGTTACAGCATAATATTCTGCGAAGTCTCCCTTCCTGCTATTGTTATTAGTATCTTTTAAATTAATGTGTTTCATTTGAATCCTCTATTTTAAAGCAATATTTTTTAAATGTTTCTATAGGTATTAAACATGCAACCTTAGATGCAGTATCTCCTTGACCAGTTAAGGCTCGTGAAGATATGTTATTAACAGTTATACATTCAACTATCTTTATTGGTGTAGTCCACAATAGTTCTTGTCCTGTAAAGATAACCCAATAGTCTGCTTTAGTTGTTAACAACGCAGAAGGAACATTGAACATCATCAACTCTATAAGTATATTACCAGTCTCACAACTTCTATAGTCTCCTTTTATTTCTATTGTTTTATTTTTCTCAGGAACAAATAAATCATAAGGTTTAAACTTACCATCTATTAATACGGAGCATGGATATTTTTTTCTAACTCTACTCAGTATAAAGTTTTCAATACTACGACCACGTTGTAAATCTTTTTTAAAGTTATCTGAACTATTAATGGGTTTCACTCCAATTATCTCCTATTTAAATATGTAAGTACGTTTTTTATAATGTTTATATCGTCATAAAATCTACCTAATCCAACATTACAATTATTACAAATCCAACCTCTAAATTCTTTTGTTAAATGATTATGATCTAAAACCCACACAGACCTATCATTCCATTTACCATGTTTTTTTAATTCTTTTTCTGTTTTATTACAACAAGGACATTTATATTTTAAATTATTAGGTCTTGTATTTTTTAACATTAGCTGTTTAATTGTTTTATTTTTTTCTCTTGTACATTTTTTACACTCAGTTCTAAGAGATTTACCAACTTTAGGTTCTCTGAAAGAGAAATATTTTAATTCTTTGACTTGATTACAATTAGTACAAAGTTTAAAATTTATATTATCTTCTTCTGGAGTAGATAACTTATGAAACAGTTCTCCTTGTATGAAGTTAATGTGTTTCACTCCAGTTGTCTCCTACTTTGTATTCACCATCCATAGGACAGCGAAGATTATAATGTTCTCCTGCTTTAATAATACAATTAACTGCAAGCTCCCCAACGTGGTCAGCAACATCTTCCCGTACTTCCATCTGCCATTCATCGTGGATGTTCGCAACAAACTTAGCATCAAGAGTGTTTAAACTAATCAAAGAATCTAACATAGCTAGTCCACGTTTCATAACTATAGCACCACCACCTTGTAATAATGTGTTGAGAGCAGCGTGCTGTGTGCGAATTAAAAGCTTGCGTCCGTCTATTCCTTTGAGCCAATTCTTTCCTGATGCTCTTTGTACTTTGTCTCTAAGAGTTTTAAATGAAGGATTATTATTGAGGAATTGTTTTCTAAGTCGTTTACCATCTTCCCTATTTCCTCCAACCACACTCCCAAGCTTTGCATCTCCTGCTCCGTATATAAGTGCATAGATGAATGTCTTTGCCTGATCTCTTGATTTAAGTCCTGCAGCTTTTTGATTAGCTGTGTGTATGTCTCCGTTGATGATTTCATTTATGTACTCCTCGTTTTGCATGTAGTGTGCAAGCATCCGTAGTTCCAAACCACTTGCATCTATACCTACTAATTTATATCCGTCTTTAACTATCCAACATTCCCTGCATTCTTTTCCATAAGGACTCTTTAGATTAGGTACTTGAGCCATGTTAGGATTTCTATGTGACATTCTTCCTGTGATAGTTCCATTAGGAATGACAAATCCATGTACCCTACCATCTTCCTCTGCTGCTTTAATCCAAGAATCAACTTGAGCAATGCGTTTCTGGTACAGGAAATACTTAGCAATAAGTTTTGCTTGTGGTATCTTATCTATCTTACCAAGTGTAGTCTCGTCTACAATAGGCTGACCTGTTGGTGTAAACTTCTTAGGTTTCCAACCAAACTCTATTAAGTATTCACCTACTTGTTTTCTTGATCCAAGATTAAAGTCTTGAAGTTTCCTACGCATAAAAGGTTTTATGTTATTTGTAGGTAATCTTTGTTCATATTCTTCAGGTGTTAATCCTGACTTAGATAGTGTTCCATCTTTCTTTAACTTTGGTGTCACTTCCTTTACATCAATTAACTTAGGTTTAAATTCTTTATGTACTTCATTTTCTGCCTGTTGCATCTTCTCACGCAGGTCAGCTAAAAGTAATTCAGCTCTCTTTAAATCAAATAAGAATCCTGTATTTTCTTGTTTCTTCATTATATCTGCAACAGTCTGCTCAAGTGCAACGCATTCCTTATTAAAACCTGTTCCTTCCTTGCGTAAGTGACGGAACAAAACTGTATTCAGTTGAACATCACGCACACAATAGTCTAACATTTTCTTAGAATAGTTTAAGTAGTCTTCAAACTCTATCTTTCTAAAGCCTAATCTAAATCCCCACTTCTCTAAACTGTGTCCGCCTTCACGCACAGGATTAAATAGTCTTGACATAACAAGAGTATCAACAACAGGTTTATGAGATAGCTTAACACCACCAAACTTTTCTACCATAGGTATATCAAAGCCTATGATGTTGTGTCCGATAAGTCTATCGGCTTTTGTTAAGAACTTATATCCTTCCTGTAGTTTATTAGGAGGAAATTTAAATGTCTCTCCTGAGTCAGCATCTTGTGCCACAATACAATGTATCTTAGTAGCTTTAAGGTCGTCTGTCTCTATGTCAAATACTAGGTCCATAATTATAGCTCCAATAATTCATCTGCATCATCTTCAAATTGATCTTTAGGTACTTCTCTTAGTCTACCAGTTTCTCTATCATAATGCAAGCGTGATGCTAGTCCAACATCTCCTGTATATCTAGACTTCAATACTCTTACTTTTGTTGTATTCGATTCTTCTATGTCATCAGACTGTTGATTCCTTTCAAGAGCAATCACACAATCAGATAACTGTGCAATACTTTGTGAACCTCTTAAATGAGAAAGGCTGACCTCTATTCCGTTCTCGTGTCCTTTGTTTCCGTCAACCCTTCTCAAGTGAGATACTAATATAAGACCT